AGAACAGTTTATGAGAATGCTCATAAAAGTTTGCAAATCAATCCACTTGAGATCAAGGATAGCTACATATCCTTTTTCATCAAGTGTGAAAAAGTCAATTTCACGGAGAAGGACGACCCAGTACCTAGGGGCATAAGCCCTCGTTCCCCCAGGTACCATGTTGAATTGGGTAGGTACATAAAGCCTATTGAGAAGAAAATTTATGCCAAAATAGCAGAGATGTTTGGGGCCCGCACTGTGTTTAAGGGATTAAATGCACATGCACGGGCCAAATTTCTGCGCTCCCATTGGGAGTATTTTGATGAGCCGATAGCTATCGGCTTAGATGCATCACGGTTTGACCAACACATAAGTAAAACCGCATTGGAGTGGGAACACTCCATATATATGATGTATTTCAGAGGGGATAAACATCTACGCAAGTTGCTGCAATGGCAGCTTGTGAACAAAGGCTATTGTAGAGTAGTCGATGGTACAATGAAGTTTACCCTGGACGGAAGAAGAATGAGCGGAGACATGAATACGGCACTTGGGAATTGCCTTATCATGTCGAGCCTGATACACTCATATGTGTCAAGTTATACCCGCAAGTTCAGGTTGGCCAATGACGGGGACGACTGCGTGTTGATTGTTGAAAAACGAGACTACAATGCTGTTATCGCCGGCCTAAGTGATTGGTTTTTGGATATGGGATTCACGATGAAAGTTGAGGATCCTGTGTCCGAATTTGAGAAGATAATATTCTGCCAATCACAGCCAGTCTGTGTTAACGGAACCTGGTTGATGGTAAGAAACCCTTACACCGCCCTTGCCAAGGATTGTTTGTCCATAAAACCCCTAGACAGTGAAAGCTTGTTTAAGAGGTGGATTGCAGCAGTCGGCGAGGGGGGCTTATCATTAGCGGGACAAGTTCCGATTTGGCAAGAGTTTTACAAGCAATTGTACGACTCAGCTGAAGGCGCAAAACCACTCAAAGGAGACCCAAGTCAGGACACTGGCTTGAACATCCTTTGTAAGGGAATGCGCCAGACACATGGTGTTATCCAAGATAGTACAAGATTGAGTTTTTATGTCGCTTTCGGCATAGAGCCAGCTCGGCAACGAGCTATCGAGAACTACTTTAAGCAGCACCAACTTACGTTCACTGAACAAAACAATTTTGGTCGTGCCGCAATGTTACCGTGGTAGCGGCACAACAGGGCAGTAGGTGGGTGGGACCACCGGGGATGCGACCCCCCCCTTAACAGCACAAGCGGAATAAATAAATTAATCATTCCAGGGTGGACCTAGTCCATGCGGAGGTTCGGGAAGAGACTTTTCACCTCGAGAACCGTCCTGCTCCGCTCCGCTTGTTGTTTCTCATTTCTTATTGGGTCATAGGTAATAATTGGACCAAAACTATTACTTTAGTGCTAAACAAAATGCCAAGAGACTGCACGGCTCCTTCCGTTGGATATCTATGATGTACAGTCCCTGTCGTCATCAGGCATCCAATACTATGACAAACAAGAACAATAAGAAGCAAAGCTTTGTACAAAGCAGAAACAAAATGTACGCAAAACGCAATGGGAAGCCCGGGCCCATGCAGTTTATCGGGACCACCTTAGGTGGTCTCGCCGGTACCTCGTTCGGAAATCCCGTACTTGGTGCTGGATTGGGGGCCGCAGTTGGACATGGGTTGGGGTGGATTACCGGAACTGGTGATTACCGCACCAACTTTAAAACTATATCCAACAATGCGGTCATCGCACCATCGTTTGCCAAAGACGATAGTGTGATTGTGTGCCACAGGGAATATTTGTCTGATGTGGTTGCCGGAACTGGAACTCCAACAGTATTCAAAGCAACAACTTATCCACTGAACCCAGG